TGTGTAGTAATTGATGACCGTGGCCCCATCCTTTGGGTCCTTAACCAGGCCCTGAATGCCGTTGAAAAGGTGGAACTCGAAGGTCGCCTCGGCGTCGTTGCGCAGTCGCGCCATTTTGCGAGCGACCTCAGTTTGCACCTGTTGGGTGGCAGTATCAGAGCCGAAGTCACGGATGCCCTGGATCTCGGAGGCCCAAAGCACATCCTGCTTTTTGAACTGGCGGCAGACGAAGGCGCGCATATCGCGGCGCTCTGGCACTTGTTGCTCATAGGCCGAACCACGTTCCGAGAACGGGATCAGCGACAGCGTACCATCGCGGCTTTCGATCATCACGGTGCGCTGGCGCACCCCGCGCGAGCCAAAGAGGTCGGAGCCTGAGAGGATCGCCGGTTTGAAGGGAATGTTTTCAAGTGCACGGGTGAGCTCGATAATGCTGAAGGCGTCGCCTTCAAAGATGTCCATGGTTGCCATGTGTGGGGGTCCTTATTTCAGAGGCTCAGCGCAGAATGATGCAGAGCGAAGCAAGCGCATTAGTGGCCGCGGTGATCTGGGCCTCGGTCGCGCCCTCGGGCCAGACGAGCTCGTGGCGGTTGACGATGGCAGGGCCGCGCAGGAGCGCGACGCTCGTGGCATCGGCGTCACTCGCGTCACCCCCGGCCCATAGAATGCCAGCGGCGTTTTGACTGCCGTTCGTCGCAGTCGGTGTGAACCCGGTGTATTTGCCGCCCGTTGTAATCTTCCCAAGCACGGTGCCGGGCGCGAGCTTTCCGGCTCCGGAGGAGATGGTCACGGTTTCTCGGGTGTAATCGCGCAGGACTTCCCAGACGAGGAAGCCGCCCGCGTGTTTGCCTTCAGTGAGCGTGGTCATGGACGCTTATCCTTTCGTCTTGAAAGTACGGGCGATCACATCGCCCCAGGGATTTATGGTAGCCGCGCGCCCAGGCTGGGCATGGGCGGCGGTGATATCAGGGGTGTTCTCCGCCTTGGCGGCAAGAAGACGGCTCCGGACATCATCGAGGCTGGCATCCTCTTCAAGGAAGCGTCCCGCCATCTGTGGCTGGCCCGCAAGGCGGCAGAGATCGATTACCGCCCGCGCATGGGCAATGGCCTCGGCACGGATGGCACCGGCATCCTGCGCAGTGTTGGCGACCGCAACACTGCTCTCAGACGGGCTGGATGGGCGGGTGTTCTCGTCGGAAACACCCAAACCCGCCCCATCCGCGTCAGAAAGGGTGACAGCAATTGACGTAGCTTCACCCGTCAGGGGCTTGACATGGCCAAGATCACCATCGTCGGCGTCGCCGTTGGAATGGTCATCGCCTTCACGCGCCGCTTCGGCCAACTCAGGCGGAGCATTGCGGAACCGCGCCACATCGAAGGAGGCGGCGATTTTCACAGGCTCGGCAATGCGGTCGATGAACCCAAAGTCCAGCGCATCCTTAGCATCAAGCCAAGTCTCCGCTGCCATCAGGGCGGCAATATCATCATCGGTTTTGCTTGATTTCGCGGCATAGCCTTGGATCAAGCTGCCTTTGACCTTATCGAGCGCTTTAGCTGTGGACCGCATGTCTTCGGCCGTGCCCATCACTAGCCCGGATGGATCATGGATCATCAGGAAGGCGTTTTCCGGCATGACGATCTCGTCGCCCGCCATGGCAATGTAGCTCGCAGCAGAGGCCGCGATGCCGTCGATCCAGACAGTGATCTCACTCTCATGCCGCTGCAGGGCGTTGAAGATGGCCACGGCGTCAAAGACCGACCCACCCGGGCTATTGAGCCGCAAATCGATCGGAACCCCGTCGGGCAGCGCGCCGAGTTCAGCCAAAAAACCCTTTGCAGTGACGCCATAGGCGCCGATTTCGTCATAGATCAGCACTTCCGCCCCGGTGCCCCGGGCGCGGATTTCGTACCAGCTTTTCATCAGATCACTCCTGTGGATTGTTGCGACCGGTCCCTTTCGGACCGTCGCCATTGCCGGCCTCAGTATCGTCGTTGGAGTCGGGCTGTCGCATCGGCGTCGCTCGTGCCCCCTGCGTCTCACCGGGGCCAGAGCGGTAGGTCAGGCCCAAGTCTGCTGCGCGTTTCGCGTCCGACGCATTTTCCCAATCGACCTCTTCAATGTCGTAGCCCGTCGCCTCGACAACCTTACGGCGTGACGTGAGGCCTGCGTCCATCGCCAGCACCTGCGCCTGAATATCTTTGAGCGGATCGACCCAGTCCCAACGCGGCGGGATCCATTGCACAGGCCACGCAATAACCGGATCTGCCTCCAACGCGCCCGAGAGCACGGCTGTTTCCAGCCAACGCCGCCAGATTGGGCGACAAAGCTGATGGGCAATGACTCCGTGCTGCAACTGACCGATGCGCCGCCGGAACTCGACCAGTTCGGCCCGAAGGCTTGAGTAGTTCGCCTGCCGGACATCGCCGGTGACAAGGTGATAGGGCAGCCCCAGCGAGGCCGAGACCGCGAGCAACGTGCGGTACTGGAATGCCTCATACCCGCCGCCAACATCAGCCGGGCTCGAGAACTTCACATCCTCACCCGGCAGCAGAACCTGCATCGTGCCAGGCTCAAGGCTGGCGAGTGCGGCGCCATCAAGATCGGCTTCGCCTTCGCCCATCATCGGATCTTCAGGCGCGGTCTTGGTGATGAATCCCGCGAACATTGCAGCCGTCTTTTTGCGGTCAAGCTCGGCGTCATCATATTGGTCCAGCAAAAAGAGGCGCACCATGGCCGGGGCGATATGTGGCAGGCCCCGGATCTGGCCCGCATCAATGGGGCGGTAGATGTGCAGCACCTCGTCGGCCGGCACGCGTACCGTTTCGGGCACTGCCACCCGCTGATCGGTGCTGTCGCCCGGATGGCGGCGGCGAAAGTGATAGGCCACCCGCCGCCCAATCAGGTCGAATTCGATCCCGCAGCGGATGCGATTGCCGTTCGGATCCGTCTCGATCTTCTCGAAAGGCAGCATCTCCGACTGCAGAAGCTGCAACTGCAGCGGCACCAGCAATCCATCCTCCGCCCGCCGTGGCCTCATCCGCACGAAACACTCGCCCGCGACAAACATCTCGCGAGCGACCATGGCCTGCAAGCCGTAGAAATCGGTCAGCCCATCGGCATCCGCCTCATCCGTCCAGGCGAGCCAGAGCTTCTGAACCTGGTCGCGCAGCGCCGCGTCAGCGATGAGCGACGACGGCTTGATGCCATCGCCGACGAGGTTCGCGGCAAAGGCCTCACAGGCGTTCGCCGCGTAGCCGTTGGTGACGACCAGTTCCCGCGAGCGCGCCAGGAGCTTTGGGCCACCAGAAGCAACCAGCGCGTTTATGTTCTCGAGCGGCGGGTTCCAACCGCGCAGGCGGCGCTTGGCCATCGCTCCCTCTAGACGGGCGCGCATAGCGTCAGGACCGCCGGTGGCCCGGCGGCGGAACAGGTCGAACATTCCCATTTTTGTTAGAGCCCCTTGGCCGTTGTCACGCAGACCTGCCGCACGATCCGCCGTCCTTCAGCCGCAGCGATCTCACGGTCCAGCGTTTCAATGGCCCGGTCGATTTCGGCGACGCTACGATAGTCCACCGTCTTGCCGTCATAGCTGACCCGAGCGACGCCGGAGGATCGCTGTGCCGTGAGCGCCTCGCGGCGCGCGCGCAGTTCTGTGATTGTCGGCATCGCTTACCTCATGTAACTGGACCGTACAGTGCGCCGCTGTTGTCCTGCACGACGAGAAGAGGACATGGTGCTTCCCGCCCCGTCCTCAGCCATATCCTCTGCTGTGATTCCGACCTGTGCTTCCAGATCGGCCCACCGCGCATCAGACCAACGGTCAGCCCCCAATATCCAAGCGGCTGCACGGGCATAGACGCGACAATCCAAAGCTTCATTGCGTTCGCGCAGCTTCTGCCATTCAAGCCGAGCAAAGCCGCGTTTGGTACGCACCGTGATAAGTTGTTCGGCGGTGAATTGCTTCAACCACTCGCCGTCCACCCATTTTGGTAGATGGATGGTTCCAGGCGGGCAAGGATGCCCAGCCTCGATGTCCTCCCTAGTCGGTCGGTCCTGCCGCAAATAGCGATAGGTTTCAGTCTTGAAGGTAGAGGTGGCGACGGTCCAGAGCCGCGCTCCGCGCCGTAGCCGTTTGCCCGCGACGGTCGCGTCCACATACGTCGGGCCGGTGACCGGGCTCGCGCGATTGAAGCCTTCGACGCCTTTGACCGGGGCCACCTGCGCGAAGCCGACTTGTCGCGACCAAGCATATACCGCGCTGGTCTCGTAGCCGGTGTCGATGGCGAGGCGGGCCAAGGTCATCGGATTACCGGAGGCATGCTCCCATGTCTGGCCGAGCAAATTGGTCAACTGCTGCCAGCATGCAGTGTCGCTGGGCCCACCTTCGATAACAATGTGATCGACGAGCCAGCTTTCGAGCCCGCGGCCCCATGCCCAGACATCGACCTCGATCCGATCCTTTTGGACGTCCGCCCCGGCAGTCAGGAACAAGCCCCGCTCTGGAACAATGCTTCCTTCCAAAGTCTCGCGCTGGTCCGCCAAACGCTGCCAGTCCGGCGCTTCGCCAGTTTCGACCCACGTTTCGCCAAGGATCGTGTTGCGAAACGCCTTGATCGCCTCATCCGACCCTTGAGCCGCGTCCCAGGCCCGCACAATCCGTTCCCAGCTCAGCCAGCCGATGGGCGAATAGAGCGCCGAGAGGTGATAGCCGACGGTATTTGGATCCGCCGCCGTGGCGGTTGCCCGCCATTCGCCAGCCTCCAGCATCGCCGTCTTGTGATGCTCCGCGATAGACGCCTCGCAGCCCTCGCAGTGATATTCCACTGTTTCCGGCTGCCCCTTCTGCCAGCGCAGCCGTTCAAATTTGAGCCACTGCATCGCGCCACAATGCGGGCATGGGACAAAAAACCGGCGCTGATCACTGGCCTCATAGTCCCGTTCAATCCGGCTCATCCCCCGTATCGTCGGGGTTGAGACCAAGAACACCTTGCGCCGGTGGGCGAAGGTCAGCGAACGCGCTTCCGCCAGCGTAACCGGATCACCCTCATCGTCGGCGGACGCCGGATAGGCATCGACCTCGTCGAGAAAAATGTAGCGCGCCGGGGTCGAGCGCAGCCCTACGGCCGAGTTTGCCCCGGTCATGATCAGGATACCGCCCGCGAATTCCTTGGACAGCATCGTATTGCCCGCGTCACGAGATCGCGCCGGCTTGACCCTCTCGCGGAGCTCCGGGCTCTCATCAATCAGCGGATCTATCCGTTGCCTTGAGTTCCGCTTAGCCAGTTCCACGGTCGGCTGGACCGCGAGCATCGGCCCCGGCGCCTGATGGATCGCAAAGCCGATCCAGTTGTTGCCCGCTTCCGTCGCGCCAACCTGCGCCGCCTTCATGAACACGATCCGCTGTGCCCGGTCGCCAGGCGAAAGCCTGTCCATGATCTCGGCCATATAGGGCGTGCGCGCTGTGCGATACCGACCAGGTTCCGCCGACGCGCGGCCCGAAAGCATCCGATGTCGGTCCGCCCATTGCGACACGGTCAGGTCCGCATCCGGCGTGAGACCCGCGCCCCAGGC